GTTATTGTGTTATTATCATTCTCAAAAGGACTGTCGGGGTTTTTTACCGAGGATCTTGAACGTGCATTCAATGTAACTTGAGGCAAAAGTGTGTTAGACCCAATTAATGAATAACTCATTAGAATCTACCTCCTTTGCTAAAATTATACTCCGCATTCTGAGTAACTTTGTATTTACAGGAGTCACGAAGATCTGAAAAATGAATCATCGCATCATCAAAGCCTTTTACTGCTGCCCATGCTGGACTAACCTTCGGGTTAGAGAAAGTTCCAGCATCGATAGTAAATTGAATAGACTCAACGTACTTCTGACCTACAACCTTCAATGCAGTTTCTGGCATCTTTCCTGCAACCACAATACTTCTGTAAACATTCTTAATTAATCTGGGAAGTTCATACTTGAAAGATAAAGAGCTGGTTAACATCACATTACGTTGAGGAAGATTCCCGTAGCCAAACTCATGGATATTCATCAGTTGTGCTGTTGTCATTCCAGAATAATGTGGGTCATCATAGAAACCAGCTTCAACTTGTGTTTTAACTAATTGCTGTAGCCTTTTCTCAAATCTTCGTAAACCTGACGTTGTAGCTTTCATTTTAATCATATTCTGCACCTAAGTGATAAATATAATTAGTGTCTCGTGTACTGCTTTCTTCATTATATTTTACTATTGAATCTACACGATTCCAACCACGACTATCAGGGTTCTTACGGATATCATCAACAATACTTTGTCGTACACCACCAACAATAATAGTCAGTCCTCGACTGGATAGAGAAGGGTCAATATATTCTGGGTTTTCTGTAATATAATTAAGCAAATCCTTCCATGCTTGAATTTGGGATCCACCCTTTACCGAGATTTGCTCTTGCCCAATCTTTTCTGTTCTTTCTGTATTATATCCACCACTCATTGTTGATTTTGCAATCAACCATTCAAGGCAAGATACGCAAACATTCCAAAGGACAAGTGGCAATTTTTCAGGGTTATTTGTTAAATCAAAATATAAAGACCATCTGTTGTAAAAAAGAACAATAACATTGTCCGGCAGAATATCTGTAGGTAAACCACCCAAGATTATTCTTACGAACTCAATGACTTCCTCTTGGGTCATGGTATTACTCCAAATAATATAAATAACATAGGACATATTAACATAAAATTAAAAAAATATCAATATGTTATAAAATTATTTAGTAGTTTTTCTAGTCCTTGCTGATGGTTTCTTTTCTACTTTTTCAACAACCTCTTCTTTGACTTCTTTTGTCTCTTGAGAATTACTTTCTTTATTGATATTTTCTTTTAGTTTAATCTGATAATCTAGATTAGTTACATAAGAATAAAAATTGTCTCTCTCGATTCCTACATTGGAGTCAATCCAATCAATAAATGTAGTACGGTCATAGATGTCTACATAAGTGTCATCTACCAATAGTCTGTAACTAAACATACCACCAATGTAGCTTTTATCCATATCAATATTGATACCACAAACTTCTTTCAAACCAAGGATAAAATTTCTTGGGTCATATGCTTTGAGTATCTTGTATTCTTCGTTGTATGTATACAAACTTTCCTCCAAATAATAAAACCGCCACCCTTGACAGGGGGCGGCTTATGTTTTAGACTATAATACCAAACTAACTTATTAGGTCAGGTGGATAATAGTAGCAGGTTTGGTTGCAAAGTACAGAGGGCTGGACTCTACTTCCATGCGATGTTGGGTATCATCAGCGGCGCGATATTCGAATGCAAACATCTCGTTACCACCTTGGTTAGCCAGAGACAGCTTGTTGGCTGGGCCAAAGTAACCACGATACAGACCATCAGTGTTACGAGGAATAGCAATACCTTTACCAGCACCAAGAACTTGCTGAGTACCACCTACAGTGTCGAAGGAGGGGTTGTATGCAATAAAACGAACACCACGATGTTCAAAGAAATCAACAACACCAAAATCGAAGTAGCTGGACAGGTCATCACGGAGACGCTGAACACCACTGTTTACATACATGTTGTAAACTTCACGGAACTTAGGATTAGCAATGATTTCATCAAACAGTGCATGGTCCAGAATGAAGTCAATACCAGAAACACGGTGGCCTTTACCTGCACCAGCAAGCTTACGTTTGACAGTAGCAATATTCTTATCAAGGTCTACAGAAGCGTTACCGGTATCAAGGTCAACAGTATAATCAGCAGCAAGGTTCAGACCAAACTCGGAGTACATGTCAACAATAGTGTTACCATCACCATCTTTGGTTTGACCAGTCAGAGCGGAGAATTGCAGGAATTCATGAGTCTGATCCATGTTCAGACGCAGATCAAGAAGTTTCTCTGCACGAACACGGTCAAGGGCTTCTGCCATATCTGCTTCGCCGGGACGACGCTGATCTTGTACATCTTGGACAGTAATGTTATCAAAATGCTTGAAGTAAGGCAGTGCCAGAGCAAAAGTCTTAACAACACGGTCTTTACCTGCCACACCTTCATTATGGCGGCGGTCTGCCTGACCTAGAACTTTGATATCAGTTTCAGTACGGTCAAAGGTAATAGAAGTTTGAGAAGTTGGTTGAGTACGGAAGTAACCTTGGGACTTGATAAACCCAAATTGGTTATCAAGCTCCATAATCTCCTGAGTCCAGTCAGTGATTTGGTTAGCATTAGTAAAGCTATGAGTTTGAGCCATTTAAATCTCCGTTATTATATTAAACTTGTTTAACTACTTCAATGCCTTTAGCGGCAAGGGCAGCAGAGGCGGTATCGATATCGGCTGAAACTACAGCGTCAGCAAAAGACAGTTTGGAGCGACCTACTTGAGAAGGGCCACGAACCAGAACAACCAGTTTATGGTCGCCTGCGGCTTTGTCATATACACGGTCATCTACCAGAACAGCTACAGCATTGGCTACATTAGCTTTTGCTACCCAAACATACTTACCAGCAGAAAGTTCCAGCACAGCACCAACAGGCATGTTAGCTGCAACAGTAACGGTAACTTCTTGACGGCAGTAACCAGTAGTAGGCATGTATTCATGCTTAAGAACGTCACCAACCTTGGTTTTACGAGTTGCGATTTGAGTCATTATTTCCTCTTAATTATTTCTTTTGTTTGCGGGCTTTCAGGATTTCAGCAACGCGACTCTTGGATTTTTCAAGGTCGGTATTAACTTCTACTTCAGCTTCAATACCAGCTTCTTTTTCTACTACTGAACTCATAGCTTCTTTAGCTTTTTCAAGAGTATTCATTACCAGAACAGAGGCTTCGGATTTGAACAGTGCGTCAGTCAGAGCAACAGCTTCTTCTTCGGTTACAAAAGAATAGCCTTTAAATACTTCTAGCATTTGTGCTTTATCTGCTTCTTCTTGAGCTTTAATAAGTTCAAGCCGCTCTTGTTCTGCTTTTTCTTTTGCTTTTTCCAGTTGTTCAATACGCTCATTTTGTTGCTTAGTTGCTTTTTCAATTTCAGCAGCGATGAGAGCTTGAACTTCACTGGATTTCAAGATTTCTTGATTAATTTCCAATGGGTTCTCCACATCTTTAGATTTATTAACGTTAATATCATCAGAATCAGCAACAATGGAGGTGGATGCTTTTTCCAAAGATTCTTTAAATTCTGTTACAGCTTTGAATAATTTGAGCTGTGCATCAGCTTTATTAACAGACTTTGAAACAATTTCATACAGACCAGTTTCAAGTTTGTCTTCAGCTTCCTCGGAAAGCTTGACTTTACCATCAACAATCATATAATCTGTAATCTGAACAACAGGGGCGGCTGTGGAACCAACAGTTACAGCACCATCTTCGGTCATAGTAAAAGATGTCACCATCATTTCCCAACCGTCATAGTCACCAGTGGAAAAGTAGACTTGACCATCTTTCCAATCTTCAACACACAACCACTCATCTTTATCGCAATAAGCTTCTTTAAGCGCATTTTGTAGAAGCATAGATTGGTTTTTCATGGACATGGCTTTTTGGATTTCTTCTGGGAAATTCTCAACACCAAACTTTTCAATTGATTTCATGATTTCATCAGTCAATTCGATAGTGTCAGATTTCATAAGCAAAGAGATATGTCGGTTGTTTGCACTACCACCTTGCCCTTCATGACAAATGGCAAGATGAGGTGTCTTTTTAGCACCATCTTTTTTAATATCTAGTTTCATTATTCCTCATCATAAGGGTCGAAGGTCACATCGGTAATTTCACCTGTTTCTTTGTCGATAGAACCACGAGCGCCAATGCTGACGCCTTGGATAATTCCAGCTTTCTTTAAAAGCCACAGATCGGAGTCATTGTATTTTGTCTTGACTACCCATGTACCCGCTTTAATAGGTTGATTAGTAGCTTCAACAACTACATCAATTTCTTGTTGGATCCACGATTTTTCAATGGAAAACAAATCTGTATTAGCAAAATGGAACAAATTAGGTTTGACGTTGCCAAGTTCAAGATTTTTGTTGAAATTTTCGCAAGCCTTAGATACAGTCTCTTGCGACATCCACTCCCCATGAGCATCTTTGGTGTCGGGTTCGTAGACTACTTCATATGCAATCATTTCTTCTTTGACTTGAGTCTCAGAGACCTTCTTTGTTTTATTTTTGGTAAGGCACTTTGAGGTAGAAGTTCCCTTTGATATAGTACAAGGCATTTAATTTACACCCCATTAATTAAATTGTTAACTTTCATAACATAAAAGTAATCTTATCATAAAATTTTAAAATTTTCAAGAACTTTTTAAATAAATGTTTATTATTTACAAAGATTTAGGGAGAAATGTTGAAATTCTCCCTAAAACCTAAGCCAATTACACTGTGGTTTGAGCGTTATTTGATACCGAGCTATCCGAGTCTGACACTCCATCGCCAGTGCCATTGTTCATTCCTGACTCCATACCATCACCTGCTCTTGTGGTAGGTTTACCAACAAGCTCCAGAATCTCCTCTGGGGTTTCATCTGTAATCTTCCAATCAACACCGATGATATGTAGAATGTGATTAATGACTTCCTTATTACGTGGGATAAAACCTGTGGCACCCATACGTTGAATTGCAGCAGAGAATGTGTTAAGGTCAGTTTCTTCAATTTCTCCTGCTTCGAATCTTGGCATATCTTCATCTTCAAGATAAATGCTATTCAATGCAAGAAGTTGAGGAATTAAATTAACATTAATTTGTTCACAGATGGTATCAACATCTCTTTCTACGTAATGTGCATGTAACGATTGCTTACCTTCACTTAGTGCATAGGAACCAACTCCATCGTTGCCTAAGTTTAGAAAACCTGCACCAAGGCAGTCAAGGATTGCTTTGTGGCGGACATTAATCAACTCAGTAGTGGAGAATTGTTTACCTGCACCTTCAACACCTTTCAGTGTCATCTTATAAAGTTCATGGCCTGCTTCTACATCAGAAGGCAACATGAAAAACGCTTGTTCACCAGCATGGGCGTTAGCAGCATCGCGCATCAGCCCTGTGACGAAATCAGCTTCTGCCGAAGATGGATCCAAAGCAGCTTTGTTCAGAACGTCTGAGGGAATTTTAAGCTCGATTACACCACCTAAATCTCTAGCAGCCCCAATAACTTCATAGTTTTGAATAAGGATCTTTTCTCGCCATGCTTTATAGCACCCCATCAGGGGAGATTCGCCAAAAGGATTGGATTCAGTTGCATTATAGGCAAAGATAAGGCATTTGTTGACAGGGATTTCAATTTTACCACGATCACTTAAATCAGGATAAAACATTTGCATTACACCAGAACTATTTTTAAAATAGCTTGGGTTTTGGTTAATGCTTCTTATCTCTTTTCCGCCATCAATAAATGTAAACGGCTCACTTGAATCAAGGGAAGCTTGTGGCCTAGATGCTAGTTTTTTAATTTTGTATTTGCCAGCATATTTACCTTCATTAATTAAAGTAAACACTTTCTCAAGAATACTGAAACCATATTCATTGAATGTAGCTGCACTTCTTGCCATTTGACGCACAGTCCCAGAATCCATATTCTTTAGGCACCAAGTTACAAAATCAGCAGCCTCTTTAGACTTAGCAGAGCCTTGCTTAGGGACTACTCTCCATGTATTAAACGCTTTTTCAATAAACATGTATTTTATATTGAGCCCCTGTGCTACCGACTCATCTTGTTTCATTGAATAATACGTTTTAACACAATGAGGCCATTTAAGTTCTCTTGGAGCCATTGACTCTGAATCTAAATGGATTTGAGAAAGAGCTAATGTCCCCATTTCTGGACATACGAAGCCTAGAGGTGGAGACATTACTATTACCAGCTTTTTCAATTGGGTTTTTACGTGGCCTTCCTCGTTTTCTTGGTTGGTCAGGTTGTGTTGACATTAAATCTCCGTCATGTTATATTTACATAGTCTAATACGATTTATTATGATAGAATGCGGCTGTTGGTGCATTGAATCGCGGCATTGTTGGTGCTTTATGAATTTTCTTTGTTGCTAAAAACGAAAAGACTGAAGCACAGGCATCAGGCCAATCATCTTTTCTGTCTGCTGTAGATCTCTCTCCATCAAAACTTTCAAGTTCTTTATAGAAAGCTGCAAGTGTTGCTGGTTCAAAAGTGTCTTCTACAATAGAAACCAAACCATTTTGACAAGCAGAGCTGAACGCTTCAAATCGTTTAAGTTTAGATTTGTTGGAGGGGTTAGGGTCTTCTTTTACAATAAACCCCTCATTAGTGAACATCTTAGCCATCTCGTTAAACGCAAATGCACCAGCTTGTCCTGGATCTTTAGGAAGAACCACAATAGTGTCTGAGCCATCGTGTTTGGCTTGTAACAACATCCACGTATCACGAACACCGGGACGTTTTCTAAACCTACCATTCTGTCTAGTCAATTCATCAAAAGTTTCTTGAATATAATCACCAACAATAATATAAGTATCTTGGTTTGTTTTTAACATTTTGATACTTGCGGTATAGTCAGGATATCTATTCTTATCAGATGGTTCAGCAGAAGCTAAGTCCCATCCTCGTGCTTCTGTGCAATTCAAAGGTACTTTGTCCAGCTTATTTAACCAACTGCGTTGGAAATAATTAGAACCTTCTGGGCGAGCATACCAGTTACCGTCCAATAGTCTGGCGCGGTTAATTGGTGACTGAGCTTTCAGTGCAGACAAATACTTTGGGTTAGATTTTATTAGTGCTGGGTTATCGAAGATAGTCCCGCTGATAAAAGTAAATGACATAGGAGGAATATAAATCCTTTCACCATCATTTTCTTGATAACAAATATCAGGGTACGCTTCTGCTAACTCTTCCTCTGTATTAGCAAAAATAGGTTTATCATCAACAATAACGAAGTACCTAATAACTCCGTCTTTACTCTGGTCTGGATAGCCTTCTGGATCCAAATACCACTCAACGAACGAAAGCACCCAACTGTCCGGTGATGGGTTACAAGTCCCCATACAGAAGCTATCGCACTCCGCTTCAGAACGGAGACGTCCTATAAGGTATAAAAATTGAGATTGTGAGAAATGTGTCAATTGTGTTCACAGAGGTTCGCAACACCTCTCCCGCATCATTACATGCTGCTCTATATTACTATAGAAGTTCAGATCATATCATCACCTGTTATGGTGCTTTGCGCTTCGGAGTACCATTGGCTTGTACCCTACTCTACTTGCTTCTTCATTTACAATTAAGTAAACTATGCTTTCGATGATCGTTGCTCTTTCCTTATTTATGATAAGGCTTAGATCAGGATTGTCCTCAACTTAATGGTCGGAGTTTCCCTGAGTTCACAAAGTTTATTGAGCTCAACATTCTAAGCTCATCGAAACCCACAAAAGAATATTGCAGACCCTGCATCGATCTTCAATGTAGTTCGTTAAACCACACCAGCAGCATTACCTGCATCTCTATATTACTATAGAAGTTGAGACCATATCATCATCCTGCAATAATTACAGGATGGATAGCGCTTCGGGATACTTACCCCTACTTCCTCTCGGAATGGTCGTTGCTCTTAATTAAATTTGTAATTTTTTGAAATTTCTGTGAAGTATATCCGGCGTTTTATACAAGAAATAGACCTTTTATTAGCATTGGTAATCTCTTCTATTTCTGCATAACTTCTACCTTCTTGAAGTAATTCACAGATATTGATCACTGTTTCTACGCTTATTCTCTGGTCCCTCTTTACTACAGAGAAGTCATATTCATCAGAAATATAATTATATGATTTTTTGTTTTTTATTTCAGAAACTGTGTATTTAGGAACACCAAACATGTTAGATATATCACTATTTCTAAATCCATCACAAATTTTAGAACAAATTGCGTGAACTTGTTCATCGGTCAGCAGTGCGTTGTTTCTTAACCCTGTCCTCTCTGCGTGAACACAATTTTCAGAAGGCGTTACCCACTCTAAGTTCTCTACAGTATTATTTAATTTATTTCCGTCTTTATGATTAACTTCTTTTTTATTCTCTGGATTTTCAATAAAAGCTGTAGCTACCAAGCGATGAACTGAAAATTTATGTTTTTTCCCGTTTTCATAACACTCTATGTACTGGTATCCTGCTGTGTCTGAGAATGGTTTTAAAAATCTGTTAGATTTTAAACTAAATATTTTACCTTCCCGTGATACGCAATAGTTTGGCTGGTCAACAAAAATCATATTTTTCATTACAAATCTCCTACTATTTTCGGAATAATATTAAGATCAGGATTGCCCTCAATTTAATGATTGGGTGTCCCCTGAATTCACTATCTTATCATTTACATGTTACCATGTAAGGCCACCAGAATTAATGGTTGGCTTCTGCTGTATCTTCGTGCTCTAAGTGGGTGTATTTAAGGTTCCCACCACCTGTTCCTTCGAAAATAATCTCCATGTCTTTTTCACGGATTCTTGGATTAAGTGGTCTGAAAAGTTTCTTGCTTTCTGTAAACAATCCGCCAGCACCTTTAAGGGGGCCAGTTGTTCTTCGAAACATTACACCTTCAAAATTAGGATCTTGATATGCGTGTTTTAATGCTTTTATTAAAAGAAGTCTCGACTTGCCGCTACCTGCGGCACCGCCGTATATCATTACATCTACTTTTGTATCAAAAGCTTTTCGTTGTTTTCCCTCTTGAGGGGCTAAGTTAACAACATTATTTTGTTTAGTTGCCAATTAACCTCCAAAATTAACTACAATACCTTTCTCTTGTTCATTTTCTTCAATTTTATCTTCGGTTACTTCAACAGATTCTTCCAACTCTGCTGCTTCAGACTCGATTAGTTGTTTGTGAAGTTCACTGCTGAGTTCCAATATGATCTTCGCATTACCAGCCCTGACTTGTGAAGGTGAAGATTTATCCATCATAAGTGAATAAATAGTCTCTATTGCGTCTACACTAACTTCAATAATCCTACTTTTTAATTTAAACTGTTGACGTTCTGAATCAATCAGTAACTTGTCCTCAGAACGAGGACGACCTCTCCCACGTTTTTTAGGTTTATTTAATGGTGTTGTACTCATGCTTATTTCCTTTTATAAATACAAAAGGAGGAATCAACAAACGTCAATTCCTCTGATTAACTATAAACAATATTAACATAAAAACATTAAAAAATCAAGTTAATTCGTAAACTCTTGAAATCCCTAAGTTTTATTTTAATAATTAAATTTAAGTATTATAAACTACTAACTTCTCCTGTTTCTCTATTAATAACAAAACCATATTTTGCAAAGATAGCATCCATTTCTTCATCTGTGCTAGGTTCTCTGTTAACCTGTTCTAGATAATCTTGCCAACGTTCTTCAAGAAACACATCAGGTGTGTCCTCGAACTTCTTATGAGCTTCTTGACAGATTTCACAATTACAATATGGATGCAAGGAATCTTGGTACATCCTATATTTCAAATCTTCTTTAAATTCTTGTTCTGTTTCAATTTTATTTTCTGGTTGTTTAGTTCGTAATGTTCTCCGTTGTTTTGTCAATTTATTTGTCCTTCTTTTTCTTGACTCTTCTATTGTCATAAACACACCTGTCCTTTCTTCTTTTGTAAAAGGACTTTTAACTTCTCTGAGTTGTTTTGTCAATTTATTCATACTCACTTACTTAGATACTTTGTCAGTACAAGACATAAGGCAGCTGATGAAAGTACAATAGCAGATGCTATATGTTCTCCATGACTTGAAAGTACACAAACTACCGGTATTTGTATTGCTACTACTAAGTAGCCCATTTACTTCTCCTTATAATCTTCAAAGATCTGTTTCATATGTTTTACTCTAGCCTCTTTAGTGTAACCTAACAC